CAGGCGCTCGGCAATGACGCGGCGGCGGTCACCGCGATCATGAACGCCGCGCAGGGCTCGGTGAAGGGCACCGCGTTCTCGCTGGACGCGGCGGCCTCCACGGCGGCCACAGCGGTCGCAGCCGGGGTTAAGCCCGGCGAGGACCTGGCCAAGTACCTGGGCACGGTGGCCGACGCGGCGGCGATCGCGGGCGCCGACCTGGGCGATATGGGCCACATCTTCAACAAGGTGCAGACCTCAGGCAAGGCGATGACCGATGACCTGAACATGTTGGGCGATAGGGGATTGCCGATCTTCGCGTGGCTGCAAAAGGAATACAAGGTCACCGGCGCCGAGCTGTCCAAGATGGTGGAGAAGGGGCAAGTCGACGCCGCCACATTCCAGAAGGTCATCGCCGAGAACGTCGGCGGTGCGGCCAAGAAGATGGGCGGCACATTCGAGGGCTCGGTCAAGAACATGGGCGCCGCGCTCGGGCGCCTCGGGGAGGCGTTCATTTCCCCGTTCCTGGGCAGCGGCACCGACGCCCTCGGCCAAATCACAATCGGCATTGACAAGGTGGCCGGGTTCATCAAGGAGCACCAGCCTGAAATCATCCGGTTCGCCGCCGCTGTCGGGACCGGTTTCACCTCCATGGCGGGCTCTATCGCGCGCGGCCTGGGCAACGGGCTGCGGTTCATCGCCCGCTTCGTGGACGGCATCAAAACCGCCTCCAGCGGCATTGGCGGGTTCTTCTCAGCCTTGGGCCTGACCGGCATCGGGGATGCGTTGCAGCGCTGGGGCTCTGATCGCAGCGTCAACGACTGGCTGCGTGATGCGGCCAAATCCGTGGATGACTTCGGGAACCGGGCCACCGCCGCCTCCGACCGGATCGCCAAGTGGGGTGAGGACACCGCCGAAACCACCAAGATCGTCAATGCTCTTGGGGCTGCGGTGCAGGAGGTGCCCGACACCCACGAAATCGTCCTGACGGACAACTCGCCCGAGCAGATCGCCAAGCTGAACGCCATCGGTTACACCGTCAAGACGATGCCTGACGGCAAGAACCTAGTTATCCGGGTCGATGACAGTGACGCCGCTGAACGCATGCGGGCGCTGCGCGCTGAACTTGAGGATTTGGTCAGCCACCCCAAGACGGTCAAGGTCACCACCGAGTTCGCGCAGAACGCGGCCAGCGCCCAACCGGTTATCCCGACCACCTCGGCCCCGTCTGGGCCGTTCCCGTTCGCCACCAACCTGCTGCCACGCATGTTCGGGGCCATCGCCATGGCCTCCGGTGGGCTGCGGTTCATCAACAAACCGGCCTACGCCGACATCTACGCCGGGCGCGGGGCGGGCACGATTTTCGCCGAGCAAGAAACTGGCGGCGAGGCATACATTCCGCTGGCGCCGTCCAAGCGCTCCCGCAGCACCGCGATCCTGCGCGAGGTGATGCGGATATTCGGCATCAACAGCTTCGCAGGCGGCGGCATCAGCGTCGACGAACTCAAGGCCATGGCCAGCGGTATCGAGGGGCAAAGCTACGGCTGGGGTGCCCCGGCCGGGCCGAACTCAGATTGCTCGGGTACCCAATCGTGGCTCGCCAACATGATCAGCGGCGGCACCGGACGCTTCGCCACCGCCTCACAAGGCAGCGCGTTGGCGGCGCGCGGGTTTCAAATGGGAGACCCACCACCGGGTATCGCCGCGTACTGGATCGGCTGGAAAAACGGCGGGCCGGGCGGCGGGCACACCGCGGGCACCATCGTGGACCCCGAGGGCGGCAACGTCAACGTCGAGATGGGCGGCAAGCGCGGTAACGGGCAGTTCGGCGGCGGCGCGGCCGGTGCGCGTGACTTCCCGAGCCGGGCATGGATCGCGCTGGCCGCTGGCGATAACGGGCAAACCACCGGAGGCGGCGGCGCCTCCCCGTCCCAGGTCATGTCCGCGCAATCCTCGGTGCGCCGCACCAAGGCCGCCACAGCCGCAGCGCAGAAAGACCTCGATGACGCGAACGCCGAACTGAACTCGGCCCCCGATGACAAGAAACGCGCTGCCGCTGAGAAGAAACGCGACAACGCCCAACGGCGCCTGGATTCGGCCAAAGACCGCCAGGCCGTCGCTGAACAGCGCCTCTCGGAGGTCCTGGACAAGAAAGCCAAGGGCACCAACAAGGAGGTGGGCGATGCGGGTAGCGGCATGGGACAAGGGCTCGGTGCGGGCATCATCTCTGGCCTATTCCAAGGACTCGGTATCGATGGCTCGGTGTTCTCCAACCCGATGGACTGGCCCAACGTCAAGTCCGGTATGGCGGCGCTGAACTGGGGTCTGAACTTCGCCCAAAAATGGGGCGCAGGAGCCCAAGACGGCGGTAGCGGCCAAATCCCGGGCGCGGGTACTGAATTGAACTTCGGCGGCGAGGTCGCAGACGGCATGCTCGGCGGCCTGGGCCTGACCGCACCCAAGGAGCCCGCCCCGGCAGCCGCGCACGCCCCGGTCGGCGGCGGCGATACCTACAACCTGTCCGGCGTCTCACCAAAGGAGATCATGCCCAAACTCGAAGCGCGATCATTCGCGGCCAACCAACGCCACCTGGGCACCAGGCGGCCATCATGAGCGCAAGCAAATGGCTCAAGTACGACCCGATCCTGGATCGCGCTGCGGCGCCGTCGTTTCAGACGTGGAC